CAGAGAGCGGTTATTAATGTCTGCCTATCAACAAAACGTATCATTTGGAAAGCGACTCGTTACGGGTCACTTTAAACCGAAAAACAAATGGAGTGGGTCATGGTGCCACCTGAAGTTTCTCTGGGAAGTGCTTCGAGAACCACATTCCAAACGACCGTACCGCCTTCTTCCAGACCGTTGCGCGGAACCACCCCATGCCATCCTCCATGCAGATTTGAGCTAGCTCGTCATCAGCCTGTTCTCTAAAGTCCCAGGAAAGGAGATCCTCCGCCATCGCCTGATACAGAATGTCGTGGATGAGCGAGGCTCGCATAGCATTCTTGGTGTCGAAGGTGGGGCCACTTGGGCCATCCCAAGCATAACCCTCTTTGGCAGTAATCACCCCGTTAGCCCATATCTCAAAGAAGCGGTGAGAAATGTCGGCTGGCGGTCGAACGCCGGTCATGCAGGCATAATCCCTATCAAGTTGATAGCGATAGCCGTCCCAGTAGTAAATATGATCTCCCTTAGCCATTGGGTGGGTCTTTCGGTCTGTCCTGACGAGTGAAATAGGAGTTGATAATCAGCATGACCAAGGCAAGCATGGAACCAAAGACAATCCCCTTCTGGTCGGGCGACGCCATGACAAGCGCGTAACCCCAACCCAGGCAGAGCGTGATGCTGAACACCACCACCATGAACAGTCTGCCCTGAAAGGTTGTCATGCCTACTCCCCAAATTGAACAAGCGTATCGTTGACCCCGCGACGAAACTGAATCAGCATGTTCATTCGGTCAGAGTCCCACGCATTCATGTCGCAATACTTGAGTATCTTGAACATAGCCGCGTTCACCTGATCCTTCACAAGCACCTGTAACACGGCAGAATCAACGCCTGCCGCGACTTTGGCAACTTCCCGCCCAATGACCGCCTCAAGCTCGTTCGTCGATCCTTGAGCCGTTACGATGGTTAGAATGCGGTAGCTGACCTGAGCGGCGAGAGTCACCTGCGCGGGTTGTACGTTTTTGGCGTCCATGTAGACCGATCCGGCCAACTGACCGGCAACGTAAGCCTTCTGCTCGGGAGTCTGCGAATCAGTGAACAGGGCGCAGCCTGAAAGCAGCAGCGCGATAAACAGTAATCCAGCGATCTTCTTCATAATAATTCTCCTTTTACGGTATTTGTTTTCCAATAGCAGGAAGCGATACCGTACCCCGCTTTATTGCGGGAAATTATTTCCAACCCAACTTGATAAGCATTGCACCACCTATACCAAGCAACACAATAATGATAACAAACATACCAACCGCGATACCCTTACCTATCAACGCTCCAAATTGGTTTACTATCGCCCATGTCATACAGACCATCTTAAAAGCACCGGCTGGCATAGCTTTGATTGCGGAAATCTTTTCAGTCTCAATACCAGCAAAAGGGCAATCGGCGTGTACCCCCTCACTACGAAGCTCTAAGATGACTTCTTTGACTATCTGTTTTGTTTCTTCTTTTGACATGATTTTGGTCTTTCTGTGGCTTGACCCTTACGGGTGGACGCAGTGCGTCGTTAAATAATTCATCAACAAAATGACTCCCCAACAAATTAGCCCGGCTACAGCCGACCACACAAACCCCCGCACCATTACGCACAGGTTCCATTCTCTGTTGTCGGGGTCTTTGTAACTGGGTGGCTGGTGGCACATTATGCGGGTTCTCCAATGTTACTGTGCGATTAGGGCCGGAAGTATTGTGGCGAGTGGAGCGAATTTAACGGACTTCGGCATTGTGCATCCGGAACCAGTTTTTTCATATTTACATTCCATTTCTCTCGGCCTTTCGGCTGGCTCATTGAGCCGTTACATTTTAAGCGGGTTCCTGAGTTCCCAAAGAAACCATCGCAACACAAAAATCAAAGCCACTATCAGTGCAAAAATCACATCATCCTCCTATCAGTGACACAAACAGCCAAGCGACCGCGCCACCGTTCTGCCTTAGGTCTTCGTAGTTGTCGGGGGATTGGTTCATTCTTCAACCACCGGCAAAGACCCATCCGCATTACAGCGCACCAGCCCGAACGCATCCAAAGCCGTCTGCATATCCGTCAGCCCATGAATCACCACTGCCTTGCCTTGTCCTAAGGCGGTAACGGCGTCCTGTTTTAAAGAAGCCGATACGGTCAGGTTGGTTACGGTTTCGCCGTTGGGAAGTCTGGATAAATCAGGATTTGTCCACCAGCCCGCAACATAGACGGTTCCGGATTCTCCGCGCACAAAATTATTGCCGATGATACCTTTCTCAACCGGAGCAGTAAGCAGGCCGATGATGGACAGTATGGCGACTGAGTTCATGGGGTTCTCCCTATAAAATACGCGGACTCTTCATCCGTAATGATACGATCAAATATAATTACTTTAGAGATTCGTCCAAGATAGTTTGTGGAAAGGACGCCGCCGATTGAGGTTTTACCTATCCCTCGCATATAAGGGGCTGAGGCCCATTTTTGTGTAGCGTTTGTCTGCTCTGATTTACCGAGCCGCGTGGTAATAGAAAAATTCTGCAAATTCCGCCTCAACACAAAGCACTCGATAGCGCCGCTGTATGGATAGTTTGTCAGTGGAATCAGCACTTGATCAGCGGAGCTGTTACGCCTCCACGTATAGTAATTCCATGTTGATTTCGTGTTTGCAACGTGCTCATTGGTGGTTGCGTCGCCACTCCCAAGACCGAGTGATACAGAAGCCAGATTAGTTGACGTTTGTGAATAAATGATATACGTAACATTAGTGAGTGGTGGTATGGCCATATACAACTCATCATCACTGCCATCGAACACAAACGCACCGTTGGTCAGAACAGGCTGACTGGTAATAATCGTCTGAACAGCGTTTCCTCCGCATGTTTTCGCGTAGCAAACCCATTCGGCGTTAGTTGTTCCGGCGCTCAATACCGGACTTTCAGCGGTAATCCACAGAATAGAGTTTGTCCAAAGGCTGTAGGGCATCGTTGCGGTTAAAACCTGATAGCCCGCCGAAGCTTTGTTGGCGATCTGGTACTCTTCGGAAAATCCGAACAGCGCAAGGCTAGTTATTAAGAGAGTTGTAAGTATTCGTGACACCACCGTATACCTCCTTGAATATCAGTACGCCGCCTGTGTAAGTGATTTTAACCGTATCCGCCGCATTGGTAAGCCCTGTGATGGTGTTGGTTCCGGATAGCGTCAGATTTTCCGCCGTGCCGTTTGTTTTCGGAAGCAACCCCTCCTCCGCATCAATCGCCCGTTGCGTTTCGGTGGATATCCCCGCATTCACCGCCGCCACGCTTGGAACCTTGTCCGTCTCATTGCCAGAGAGGGTTTGGACTACCGCGTTCGTGCCAAGCTTGGTGGCCTCCGCAGCAATAGCCCGTTGCGTTTCCGTGGAAAGATCGGAGGCAACCTGAGAGACGCTGGCGGTGGATGCGTAAATGGTCAAATCTGGCGGATTCGTTATCGAATTGTAATTAAAATCCTGCTGAAAATTCGTGTAGGATGCCGCCGCGATTGCCTCATAAATTGCGTTAGTGCCGGCGTGATAATCTGGGTCAAGCTCCGTCTGGATCGCTGTTGCGGCGCGGTTTGTGTAGGCTTCTACAGCCGTTGTCCGGTTCGAAAGGCTGGCTAGGCTGTTCGTAATGATGGTCAGATCATTCGAGTTCGGAACCATGTCAGAGCGGGCGAACGAGTCAAACCGTTGCGAACCAAAGGATGTTAAAGCGGACAGTACGCTTAAAAGAATCAGTTTTTTCATATTCGTTTTTTCCTTATTGGAAAATGATATTCGTTACAAAACCGGTTATATCTTTTTGCAATACGATGTGCAACACTCCGCTTGCATCCGGCGCGTTTGTCACTCCGTCGAGTTCAATGCCGGTAACTGCGCCGGTCAATTCCTGCAATGCGCTCGCGGCTTTTGAAACGGTATCCGTGTATTCAGCTGAGTTGGTATAAATAACCGAATTACTTGCCGCTATCCACAGGGTTTCAGATTGAAGCGCAGAACCAGCCAATTCAACAGCATTCGTATAGGCTGGTGTATTGGTTGAAACGAACGCAGATTCGGCCTGAATAGCGCGGTTTGTTTCGGCTTCAATCTGCGCCTGCAAATTTGTGTTTATGGTGTACTGAGTGTTTGTATTTGCGGACAATGCAACCGAAACGGCGTAACAGCTCGGCACTTCGGTTTGGCTTTCTGAAATTACCTGAGAAACAACGCCCGTTGTGTCCAGCCGGTAAAGGAACTGCGCCATTGTCGGAACGCCGGAAATGATCGCCTTAGACATTTCGCCGGTCAGAGGATCGGTAAGCGTAACCAGTCCGTCAGCGCAAACCAGCCCCGCATAAAACAGAATCAGGAATAGCAGTTTTTTCATAATTCCCCTTATTTGTAGGTTGCGTTCACGCGGTTTGTCCAAGCTACCGTCCAGAGTGAATCGTCACCCGCGCCTGAACCGTATGCTGAACTCATCGAAGTGAAATTCCCATTTGCGTCGTAAGTCGTACGGACGATTTTCCAAACGGCTGCGTTTGTTGATGGGGCAGGCTTTTCCTTATATGATTTGGCAAAACCGGAATAAACCGTTACGCCGTTCGTGGTAGAAACCGTGTCTCCAAGGCTTTTAATCGTTTCTCCGGCACCGACAATTTGAGCCTGAGCCGAAATCCACAATCCCGCAATAATTCCAAACAAAACAAACTTTTTCATATTTAACCCCTTTTTATTCTGCGTTTTATCCAAGCCGATTAATAAGAGTCCCGACCAGATTGCACAAATCGGCTACGGTGCAATTTGAAAGATCAACGGTTTTAAGCTCGCTCCATCCGGTAACGGCGAATTCTGTTCCTAGTGCGTCAATTAATCCAAGCTGTGCGCTGGTTTTGTTCCCGACCAAAGTTACCGAATTGATAGACGGCTTGCTCACTAAGTCGCCGTAGTCAAAAAAGCTCTGCACGGTGATGATAACCTGTGTTCCGTCAACCGTGATTTCCAGCGTGTAGTCGTCTGACTGCGTGCCTACCACTTCCTGCACGATTTCAAACGGGATGCGGTCTGCAAACGTACACCAGCGGTTTGAAGTGTCCGAAATCCGCAAGGTTCCGAAACATTCACCCAGCGCGAAGTCATCGGTTTCATCATTGTCAAAAACCAAGTCCAGAATCTTGCTGTCCGGCACAGAGTACAACTTGCGCTTTCCCTGTAATGAAAATTCAGCCGTGTATCCGGTCAAGTCAAGCGTGGTATCAAGCGTAAGCTGAATGGTTCGCAGTCCGCCGAAGTTTGAGTTGTCGCCTTTGTAAAGTATGATGCTCATTTTTAAAATTCTCCTTAATATCCGATTGCGAACCACCTGATTGTTGCGATTGAACTGTAGTGGTTTCTTAATGTTGCAGTTGTAGCGCCAATCAAAATAAACCCAACTCCTCCGTCGCCGGAATTTGTTGGGCCTCCGCCCTCTGTGGCAAACCCCTGTAAACAGTTGTTAGGGAAAGCAATGGGGAATGTTATGGTTGAAGTGGAATCAATCCCTACTGACGCAGAACCCCACTGCACAATCAATCCGCCGGGCAGTATCTGATATCCGTTTGTCGTTAAAGATGCCGTG